ATGACGATGAGATGGGCGCGTTTTGCTGCGATAGAGGCGCTTATGTAGATTATTTCACTTGTATGTGGGAAATCGAAGTTGTCGGCAACATCTACGAAAACCCCGGGCTACTAAAGGATAATCTATGAACATCAACTACAAAAAATATCTAAAAAATAAAGATAGACTAGGAGTAAAGAGTATTAAAACAATGCGCGAGTTTGAAGCGCGCGTAAAATCATTTAGGAGGCAGAGATGATAGAGATACTAAGTAAAATCCAATGCGAGCTAAAAGCCCCAAAGACGCAAACCAATAAAGCGGGCGGGTATTCTTACCGCTCTTGCGAGGATATTTTAGAAGCAGTAAAGCCTTTGATCGAGAAATACGGCGTAGCGCTCACGATAAGCGACGAGATGATACTTTTAGGCGATCGCTTTTACGTCAAGGCTACGGCTACATTGCGCGGCAAAGAGGGCGAGATAAGCGCCACCGCATACGCTAGGGAAACTGAGGCGAAACTAAATAAATTCGGTGGCGAGATATTAGATAGGGCGCAGATCACGGGTAGCGCGTCGAGCTATGCGCGCAAATACGCCTTAAACGGCCTTTTTGCTATCGACGACACCAAAGCCGCGGACGCTACGAATACTCACGATGACGAGCCGAGGCAGTCCCAAAGACGAGAGCCGAGGCAAGAGCTACTAAAGCCCGAGGAGCTAGCCGAGCTTAGCGAGCTGTGCGAGATAGCGGGCGTAGCTCCAAATACCGTAGCGGCTAGGTTTAAAGTTAGCCAGTTGCGCTATGCGCCGTATGAAAAGGCTAAAAGCGCGTTAATGGCGACGATAGAGAAAAACAAGCAAAGCGCGTAAAGGACAGCAAGATGAAGGGTAAGCAAACCAATATCGTTAGCATACGGCTAGACGACGAAACGCTGCAAAAACTAAAGGACGACGCGCAAAAAGAGTATCGTCCTCTAGCTATGCACTTGCGCAAAATTTTAACGGATTATTTAAAATCAAAGCAGGTTTTTGTATAATCGCGTAAATTTAAAGGAGACGATATGCCAGAAATTAGAGCATTATCAAGAAACAGCGTTAGAAACGCGGGGGATAGGCTTAGAGAGAATACTCAAACGAGAGACGATTTAAATATCATATCTACGTTTAGAGCCAACCACGTGCCGATAATGACTACGTTAGTAAACACTATCTCTAAAAAACTACCTAAGCCGCTTTTTATCGCTAGACGACTTAAAAGATTAAGCTCCATAAGAGGTAAACTAAGAAGGGCGGGTAATCAAACAAAGCTTGATAGAATGCAAGACATCGCTGGAGTTAGAGCCGTTTTTAAGGATAACAAAGACGTTTTTGAATTTTTAGAAAATATCAAAAAGGTTTATACCGGTAAAAAGTGCGTTCTAAAAATAAAAGATAAAGAATTCGACTACATCAACGAGCCTAAGCCCGACGGATACCGCAGTTATCATTTAGTTTTCGAGTATCAAGGCAGTATCGAGGAGATAGCAGGCTACAAAGTCGAACTCCAGCTTAGAACCCTCTTGCATCACTACTGGGCGACCGCGGTTGAAATTTTAGCTCTAAAAAGCTCTACTAATATCAAGGCGGGCTACGGCGACGAGCATTTTAAACGCTTCTTTTGGCTTTGCGGCGAAATTTTAAATAACGAGCCTAAAAGCGAATACGTAAAAGAGATAAAAGAGCTCGATGCGCAGCATAACATCTTAGCTTTACTAGCGGGGCTTAATGTGGTAGCGGACAAGTTAAAAAACGATAAGCGAGATACTATTTATCTTATTTCTCTTGATTACGACTCAAGACTGCTAAAGATTATCCCGTTTTCGCAAAGCGGGCTTAACCAAGCCAAAGATATGTATCAGGCTTTAGAAACCGACGAGAACAAAGAGAGCGTTTTGGTAAGCGTAGACAGCATAAACAAACTACGCAAAGCATATCCGAACTACTTTTTGGACGCTAAAAATTTTATAAAAGAGATAGAGGACAGGATAAAATGAGCGAAAACATCGTTAAGCGCGTATGCAAAGAGCTTGGCATCACGCAAAGAGAGCTGGCGGAGAGGATAGGAATGAGTGCGGATAGCTTAAACACTGCTGTATCTAACGGGAAAATAAGCAAGATGACAGAAGCTGCCGTTAAGCTAGTTGCAGAAGTTGAGAGTTTAAAAAAAGACTTGGAAAAATATGAAAACTTACGCAATGCAATAAAAGACGCCATATCATAAGAGCGGACAAAATGTCCGTTCTTAGTTATTCTTAGATTTTTATTTTTAAAATCTAAAAAATACTTAGAAATCTCTTGACATATTCTAAATAATAATATATAATTCCGACATAAAATCTAAATATTACTTAGAAAGGTCGGAAAATGAACTCATTATTTTCAAGTCAAGATTTTCAGACAGAAAATAGACTTCAAACCACAGTACAAGTTGCCAACAACTACGGCGTAAGCGAAAGTGCAATCTCAAAACATTTCAGTAGAAACAAAGACGAGATTGTAGAGGGCATTCATTATCTCTTAGATACCAACTCAAAATTTGGCACAAAAACAATCAAATGGACTTTAGAGGGCGTGTATATGCTCGGCTTTTTTGTCAAAAAGAGCAAAATCGCAAAAGAGTATCGTAGCAAAGTAGCGAAAGCCATAGCGCAGGCTAGAGAAAAACAGCTTACCGACGCAAAAGAAGCTAGAGCGCGCAACCTAGCCCTAACGGATAAAGTAGCCGCTCTTGAAGCTTGCGCTATCAAGGATGCCAAAGACCGCCAAAATCAAATCAATGGCTACAAATCCCAAATTTCGCAGCACAATGCCCTTATCGTAAAGCTCAAATCCGAGCTAGCCAAACGCGGGATAACTTACGACGCGGAGGTTATAGAACGCTACGAGCAAAAAGAGGAAAACCTGCGCGCACGGCTACATAACGCCAAAGCCGAGCGGGATTTTTACTTTAAGCGCACGCAAGAGCTAAAGCGAAAGCAAAACGTCAAAGATAGCGAGATAGTAAGGCTACTAAACAAAATCCAATATCAAATGGACGGCGTTTATAGCGAGATAGGTGCGGTTATGGCGTATGCAAACGATAATGACCGCTTTTTTATAGAGCACAATCAGTTTTTAAAAGGATAAACGATGATAATAAATTTAACTCAAAACACCCCCGAGTGGCTAGAGTATAGACGGGATAAATTTAACGCTAGCGAGGCGGGCGACGTTATGGGCGTGGGCTTTAATAAGCCCTACCGACTAGCGCAAATCAAATATCAAGGAAAGCAAGTTTTTCAAAACGAAGCTATGAGGCGCGGGCAAGAATACGAGCCGAAAATAAGGACGATATTAAACGAGAAGCTAAATTTAGACCTCTCGCCCGTCGTAATGCAAAGCGACGCCGACCCTAGATTTTCGGCTAGTCTTGACGGATACGACGTATTTACGGACACGTTTTGCGAGATAAAATTTAGCGATAGCGAGCTAGAGTATCTACGCAAAAACGGCAAGCCTAGCGATAAATATTTTTGGCAAATACAGCACCAATACTACGTGAGCGAGGCTAAAAAATGTATATTTGCCGTGGGCTACATAGACGAGGATTTTGAAGTGCAGTGCGAATACGTAGAAGTTGAGCGCGACGAAAAGGCGATAAAAAAGCTAATCAAGGCATGGAACGAGTTTGAAAAGACGTATAAAGATGCCGCGCCCGACGAGGAGTGGCTAAGCCTAAGCGAAAATATCGCCGAGCTAACCGAGCGCAAAAAGCAGATCGAGGACGAGCTACAAGCTCTAAAAGATAGAGCGATAGAAAAAGCCGCGGGCGTAGAAATGAAAGTATACGGGCTAACCATTAGCAAGATCTAATACAAAGAACGCTACGACTACAAAGCGTTTTGTGAGCATACAGGGGCAATAATACCTAGAGAGTATCTAAAGGCGGGGTCGGTTAGCTGGGGCGTGAGGACGGCGTGATTATCTCATCGCGGTTTAACCGCTTTATGCACGGCGTAGTGTTGCGAGAGCTGGGCGCGCTTAGGTATTTGCAAATACGCGAGCATAAGCTAGCCCTGCGCCCCTTTTATCTCACGCACGATACGCTAAAACAGCTTTTAAAGGTTTTGGACTTCGACTACCCACGAGAAAAAGATGGCAAGCCCTTTAGCTACAGAAAGCTAACCGCTCACGATATGCTAGCTCACATCGCTTTTATCGAACTGGTAATGGCTGAAAACGGCTTTGAGCCGAAATATTTACAAGAATTCAAAGAGGAAATTAAAAATGTTTAACAGAATAGTTTTAGTCGGAAATTTAACAAAAGACATCGAGCTAAGATATACACAAAGCGGCGCGGCGATAGGCAGTTGCGGCATAGCCGTAACGAGAAAATTTAACATAAACGGCGAAAAACGCGAAGAAACGTGCTTTATCGACATTACATTTTTTGGTAAGCAAGCGGAGACAGCCAATCAATACCTTGGCAAAGGCTCAAAGCTCTTGGTCGAGGGTCGTCTAAAATTTGACCAATGGACGGACAATAATGGGAATAATAAAAGCAAACACACGGTAGCCGTCGAAAATATGGAAATGCTGGGCGACGGGCAACGAGCGGGCAATAATCAAGGCGGGTATTCGCAAGGCTATCAGCAAGGCGGGTATCCAAATCAGCGTCCGCAGCAAAGCGCGCCAAAGAAACCGCAGCAGCAAAAACCGCCTGCTGACGACTACGAAATAGACGTGGACGCCGACAAATACGATAACGACGAAACGATACCATTTTAGGGGGCGGAAATGACCTACGGCGAAGCGGTAATGTTTCAAAAATCGACAATGCATATGCAAAACGGCGTTTGGGTTAGCGACCCGATGCCCGCGCACGTCAGGCTAAACAAGCAAGAAGCTCTAGAATACTACGGGCGCAAGTTTGACGAGTATTGGGCAAGCCTACCGCCTAGTGTGCCCGCGCAAAAACCTACACAAGAGAAGCGACGCAAAAAAGAGCCGTTGCCGCCTAACGTGATAGAGCTTTTGCTGGACATCAAGGAACTAGCCCAAAAAGGGCTAGAAGCTACGGCAATGACTACGAAAGACACCAAACTGCGCACTATAATCAAGCGGATTGGCAACCCGTAAGGGCTTTTAAATTTAGGTTTTTGTAGAATTTAGGATTTTAGAAAGGGTAAAAATGAGCGAGAATATCGTAAAAAAAGTATGCACCGAGCTAGGCATAACGCAAAGGGAGCTGGCGGAGAGGATAGGAATGAGCGCGGATAGTTTGCGAACACTAAGCGCAAAGGGGCAAATCAGCACGCAAACCGAAGCCGCTATAAATTTGGTGCTTGAAAATGAAAATTTGAAAAAGGAACTTGAGAACTACAAAGCGTTAAGAAC